TACCGAAAAAACCGTATACGATTGCCGAAGCGGTAGCTTACTTAAGCTGGCTGGGAGGGCCCAAACGGGCTCCCAGTGACGGCCCTCCTGGTGTAAAAACAATTTGGATTGGGCTTGATAAATTTAATGCCTTGCTTGCATACAGGGAATGGATGTCATAATTTTGTGGGTCAAGTTTAGATCCAGAGGAGGGTTGAAGTCCAGGTGTATACGGGTTCCGATTCTTTTTCTAAAATCCGCCATAACACGTAAGACGTGATTCCCGTTGTTATAAGCCATACCCAGAATGTTCGGGACGTAAACTTGATCAGGAATACCGAGAATGAAAATTTTTGTGTTTCGGCCATATTGCTACTCTTACTGAAAGAATAGCTTCCTGGCGGGGCGCAAATATAATAACCGTTTTTAATGCGTTTTCCCTTGTCAGCTCATGTATCTTGAGAAGCAACAATAGCAATTGGATGTCTTAACGGAGACCGGCCGTATTTTTTCAAAGGAGGTTAGGCATGAAAAGCGTTTTGAAGCTGACATTCCTGCTGGGCCTTATTGTACTTGTTATAGTAACGGCCTTTGCTTTCAGCGCGCTCTTCCAGGCGTCCCCACCGGCAGAATTGCCCCCGATTTTATCGGCCGGCATACTTCTTGCCGTTGGATGCGCCGTATGGGGCGTCTGCGCCGCCGCTTTCACTAAGCGCCGCACGACCGCAACCGGATTTGGCTGAATGAAAAATTAAAAAGCAATGCCAATTTCTATGTCGGGTTCAGCCACCGGGACGGACAGTCGGTGGCGTTTTTATTTTAAGCTTAATAATAAGCGAGGGTTTACCTCGCTTTTTTTATTTTTATATGGCATGCTATTCTACAAAGGAGATACATTGTGAAACCACAAAATAATATTGATTTTGATAAAATCGACTGGTCAAAAATAGACAGGGAAAAAGCCGAATTCTTTTATGATGAGGCAATAACCAATCTGGAATTAATTCATAAAAGCTATGAAGGTATTTTCAACAAGGCGATTGGTATGCTTTCATTCTCTTTGCCTGTTTTGACCGCGTTAACCGGTTATCTTTTATTACACTTGAAAGAATTTTCGGTTCCATTTCTTGCAATGCCGATTTGCTCTGCAATTCTACTGATAGCTATTCTTGTTCTTCTTTTATTGATATTGCTGCCAAAAGAGTTAAACTCCGCACTTGGAGAACCATCAACATATTTGACCGATGACTATTACAAAAACAGCATGGAAAATATTTTTAAAGGAAATATAAAAACCCTACAAGAGTGTATCAATGAAGATTACGCATCTCTAAAAACACGTGCCTGTTTCTTAAAAGTTGCGATAGTATTGTTTGCTGTCTTCCTAATAATTTCAGCAGGGAGTTGGGTTGTGGCTTTTTTAATCAGAAAACCGTGACCTACCGCTGTTTTTTGGGTGGATTTTTGTAGCAACGCTTTCTCTGGCGCGGACGTGATGACGGAGTAACATTGCTTCCCGATCTTACGTCTTTTTCCTTTTTGCAAGGCGTAGCGTCTACCAATAATTTTTTTGGAATTAATATGCTCTTGCCTCCGGTAATATTATGGTTTTCACAAACCGGAATGATAAACAGTTTTTCGGATGCAATGTCTGAAATATCTGTTCGAGATAATTCAATATCCGCTTTGTCTTCTGGCGTTTCTCGTTTTATTACGTGAGCTCCGCGATCCGCTGCCTTATCTCCTGATTTTTTATGCGCAGGGTGGCAGCAATTTACGCTTTTATTTTTGCTTGCCCCTGTTAATTTTTTCCAGTGATTTAGCCAGCCTTGGCAGACCTCGCACTCTAAGCCTGTTGTATCCTCCCCGCCCCTGACCCAGATTTTTTGTTCTTCATCTTCGATAAACCTTACCATAACTCCCTCCTCATTTTTCTGCTTCCCGTCAATCAGCCGCCCCGCGCCCTTTTTATTCCGCTACATCCTATTATTAGTCCACCTTTAGTTTATGTAAATTCTCCCTGTTCCATTATCAATCTTTATGAAACCGAATTTTTCTGCAAAATTGAAAAAATATTTTATATCAATAGGTTCCAAAGTCCTTCCTAAACCATACATTTCGCCCCAGTTTTTTGCCTGTCCTCCGCAATTAATATCTAATGTTGTTATCTCTGGGTGTTCCTTCATACCGGATAGAAACACATTGGCAATTTCTTTGTACCTTGGGTCTTGTTTCGCAAAATTTTCATATTCCTCAGATACAGCTTTAAATTCTTCAGGCTTATCTTTTTCTAACCCATAAAGGCACATACGTTACTCTTTTTCTGCTGTTTTATAGTCGCTTTTTTTTACCGCATCTCTAGCTCGTTCAAGATGAAAGTTAGATACAAATCTCACTGCCTCTTCTCTCATTCCTGTTTCTTTCTTTTTTGAGAAAAGCCCCATTTTAAAATCGTCCTCCTGTTTAACATCTATTCCCCCCGCGTCCGCGGCCTGGTCGCGGGCGGCAGCACCGCCTCGAATGTCCCCTGTAACTGGTTGTTCTCTCCCAACGGGATAGTCCGCCCTGTTCCGTCCTCGTAGCAAAGCGTCCAGCCATGATCCTCGTCCTCCCGCATCCGCTTGAGGGTAACCCGGTCGTCTAGCCATATCACCTGGATTTTCCCGTGCTGGGGCACGTCCGATTTTTTGATTAGCACCATTGACCCGTCGGGGATAAGGGCGTCTATCATGGAATTCCCCTTGACCCGCAGGGCGTAGTAGTCGCTTTCGCTGGTCTTGATAAGGTGGTAAGGCACGTCCACCACGCGGCCTTTGTCCTCGGACTGCCATATCGGCGGGCCTGCCGCAATGTCGTCGCAGAAGGCGATGGACCGCGTCATATATTCCGGCTTGGGCTCGGACTCGGCGACAAGAAGGTGGCTGTATATCGCTTCCTCGTATTCAGGATCGGTCTCAACGGTATAGACATCCTCGTCCCCGGTTTCCGCTGAAGATTCGGCTTCGGGAGATGCTTTTAGGCGATCTTCAAGGGCTGACAGGCGGGATTCTATTTCATCATGTTTCATAGTGTTTGAAATCATAATTTTCTCAATTTCTTCAATAATTGGTCCATATTTTGCAAATAATACAGCATCTCTCATTTTTAGCTTTAGTTGTAAAACTTCACCTTTACCAGTTTCTATCCATTCTGGATTAAGATTAAGTTTATTTATCAAGGCAAGTGTAAAATCCGAGCCCGGATTTTTGGATTTTCCAGATCGAATGTCCGACAAATATTGTGGACGAACCCTAAGTATTTTAGCCAGATCGGCCTTATTCCCCCCTCCACTTAAGATGATTCTTTCAGCGGTGTCGATTATTCTTTCCCAATCCATTAAATATCCCAAAAAAATTAATTTTTTGTCGATTAATCCTTGACAACTAATGATATATCGACAACAATGTATATCGGCACTTCAAGACAACTTGAAGTGCCAATCCGTAAAAAAACCGGCTGGAACCAACAGCCGGCAAAATTACCGCCCCCGGTTAAGGGGGAAAGGATGGTTACAGTATGGCACAGAAACTGTCCGGATGCAACCGGAAAACTGTCGGGATCCGCATCAAGCCCAAAGACGGGCTGTGGATCACTTACCAGCTTAGGCTCAAAGGCATCTCCCAGACCGATTTGGCCTCTAAATTGGGGCTCAAGCACTGCACGGTCTGCGGGATAATCAGGGGGCTCCGGCACTCTACACGGATCGAGAATGCCCTCTACCAGACTTTGGGCTATTCCAACTTTGAGGCCATGATCGCCGCCGCCAGGGGCAAGGGGGCGGTATGACCAAAGAAGAAGCCATTTTCAAACTTGATGAAGCAATCAAGGATAAGGTTATTCATCATTCCGCAAGGGATGATTATGAAACATTATGCAACACCTCAAAAGGCCGCGAAGATTTTAAAAAAATCCTGAATTATTCGCGGCAACTTGACAGCAAGATAAAAGAAAGAAGAACCTCGAGAGCCGCTCGAAAAGCCGCCAGCTGCGGGAAGGAAAAAGCCGTATGAACCAGGTAATCCCCTTCATTTTTGACGAACGCCCTGTCCGCGCTGTGGTGGTCGAAGATTCCCCTTGGTGGGTCGGGAAAGATGTCTGCCAAGTCTTGGGATATAAAGACACAGTTAGCGCTATCAAGCAGCATTGCAAGGGGGTGGCGAAACACCACCTCCTTGAGACCAGAGGCGGCAAGCAACAAGTCCGCATCATCAGCGAGGGCGACGTGTTCCGTCTGGTCATCAATAGCCAATTGCCCCAAGCCCAGCAGTTTGAGAAGTGGCTTTTCGAGGAAGTCCTCCCGCAGATCCGCAAAACCGGCGCCTATGCCGCCGTTGCCCTGGACACCCAGACCCTAAGCAAAATAAACGACACGCTTGCGGCCGCAAGCAAGCGCATTGAATTTCTGGAAAGCAGCCAGGCGCACCTTCGGGAGCGGGAGCGGCTTTACAGGAAAGCGGAAAGGCTCGAGGCGCTGCTTGCCAAGAAAAACACCCCGCTTTCGGACAGCGAAAAAGGCCAGATCAAGCTGTTGAGCGGCAATTATTCGGCAAGCCGGATCGCCGTGCTTATGAACCGGTCGCCATCTTCGGTCAAGCGGGTTCTGAACGGAGGAAAGACGCAATGAAAGAATTCGTAACAGGAGCCCTCGTGGCCCTCGGCTCTTTTTTGGCCGGCTTTATGGTCAGCTGGCTGACGGACAGGTTTTTTAAAAAGGGAGGCGCATCGTGAAAAGCATTGGGCGTAGCGGCTCTTCATCGGAGTACGCGGTATTCAACGCAAATTGTTCTACCCACCGTGGCGTGTTTTATGACCGCGACCTATTTAACGGAAGGTGCTACCGGCTGGAAGAGCCGTGCGGCTTCTATTCACGCATCGGGCGCGACGGCGGCATGGCCCGCAGGCGCATTTTGGCGGCCTTATTTGCCAGTCTGCTTAACGAATGCGAAGCGCGAATTTCAAAAGGGCAGGAAGGAGTTGCATCGTGAGCACTTCCTTGGATGACTTCCTTTTGCTGGTAGCGCAAATGAGGGTAAGTCAGAAAAAATATTTCCGGACAGGAAGCCCCTCCGCGCTTAAAGCCGCAAAGAATTGCGAGGCGGTGGTGGACGCCTTTATCGAAAACAAACGCGCCGAATGGGCGCGGAAAGAGTAGCCCGAACTAACTGAACAAACAGGAGAACAGCCATGAGCGAAAAAGAATTTATGACCGACAGCCAGGGACGGCAGGTCCCGGCGGAACTGGTGAGCGACATCGACAAGCTGCGGGACCAGACAGTCCGCCAGATTGCCGACGAAGCCATGAAAATGAAGCAGGTCCTTTCGGACTTCAAGCGCCGCATCAGGGACGACATCTATACGTTCGTCGAAATCTCCGCAAGCCGGTACGGCAAGTCCTGAGGCGGCAGGAAGGGCAACATCACCATGACCACCTACGACGGCAAGTACCGCCTGGTCGTCGCGATGAACGACCAAATCGCGTTCGACGAGCGCCTGCAGGTGGCGCGGGAACTGATCGGTGGCTGCATAGAGAAATGGTCGGAAGGCTCCCGCAACGAGATCCGCATTCTGGTACAGGACGCGTTCCAGGTCGACAAGGCGGGTAAGCTCAACACCGCCCGCATACTGGGACTGCGGCGGCTCGAGATAACTGACCCCGACTGGCTAAAGGCGATGTCCGCGATCTCCGACAGCATACAGGTTTCCGGAAGCAAGCAGTACCTCCGGTTTTACGAGCGGGACGGGCAGGGCGAATACGTGCAGATTCCCCTGGACGTTGCGGCGCTGTAGGCGGAGGGAACCATGTCGGGATTTATTTGCTACATAGCCGTCAGGCTTAAGGACTTGGGGGAGCGGCGCAAATGGGGATGGCTCATGCGCCTTGGCTACCGCCTTTGGGACGGGGTGTTCTATGGAAAAGCCAAATAGCCAGGAGCGCATCCTTGCCGAGGTGGAAAAGCTTGCGGAGTTTTCGGCGGACGGGCTGAACAACAAGCAGCTTGCCTTCGAGATGGGAACGACCGAAGCCGCCATTTGCAGGGACCTCAAGCTCCTCGAGAAAAGGGAGTGGATCGAGCGGTCTAAAACGACCGGCAGGTGGCGGCTGACCCCAAAATTCGGGAACCTCGCGGGAACCATTATGAAATGCTTCCAGACCGCGAAGCTCAAACTGACTGAAGACGAGGCGCGGTACGCGTCCGCGATGCAATAAGAAGGAGAGTATATGGCTGAATACGACGGGCTGTTTTGCGTTCCGGCGACAGATCCGAATTTCCAGTCAGGCCTTGAAAGGCTGGACACACCAGATTTGAAAAAAATGCTGGATCATATGGAATACCTCACGGATCAGGGAGAGCACCACAAGGGAAGGATCAAGGCCGTAGAGAAAGAGCTGGCACTTCGGGGCGATGCCGCCGAAACAAAGCGGGGCCGGAAGGCAAAAACCGGCGAGAACAGCCGGGAGATTGTCGCAATGGACAAATTCCAGGCCGACATTGAGACCGCCGAGCGGCTTTATGCCGACGGGATGCCCTATGAACTGGATCGGATTGAGAACGAGATCAAGTTCTATATGGCCCAAACCGCCCAAGCGCTTTTTGAATCGGGGAAACGCTTTTTACGGATTAGAGCCCATGAGGATCACGGAGCATTTTACGCGGCATTAGAGCGAATCGGGGTACCGGAAAGAACCGCCGATTACGCTATGGCCGTCGTGAAGAAATTCGGCCCAAATCCGCTACCGGTAGCGGATTTGGGGTCAACTAAACTAAAAATGCTTACGGTCTTTGAAGATGAAGAAATCAAAGAATACGTAAACGGCGGCCCCCTGGGAAGCATCCCCCATGACGACGTTGAAAAAATGAGCAAGCGGGAACTGCAAGCCGCGATTCGCAAAGAGCGCAATGGCCGCGATGAAGACCGGAAATCTTCAGACAAGGCCATTTTCATTAAAGAGAAAAAAATCAGCGAGCTTGAAGCCCAGCTACGCTACCAGGAACCGCCAACACAGGAACAAATAGCACGGGCCGCGCTTCAAGAGCTTACGCTTTGATTCAACGGCACTCTGGCTTGCGTTAACACTTACCTCCGCGAAGCGTACGCCACGGTCGTCAAAGCCGAAAAGATCGAGAACGTGAACGTCCAGCAGTTAAGCGACTGGCTCGGCCAATTCTATGAAAATGAAATAAAAACCTGCCGCGAATTGGTCGGGGCGCTGATGGACGAGATCGACAACGCGGGGCCGATGCGGGACTGGCGCATTAGCGATCTGCAATAGGGGGGAGCCTTGTACCAGACGTATGTTGATCGGATGATCGCCACCAAAACCAACGAACAACGTAAAGCGGTGGTCGCCGAGATGTGCCGGATGTTCGCCTTCTCCGATTCTAAAGCGTATAAAGTCCTGAAAGAAAACGGATGGGAATCCGGCAGGGCTAAACGCAAGGACGCGGGGTCGACCGGCCTTGACGAAGCGCTTTTGCTGGCGGTCGCCGACATGGTAAAAAAGTGCATCAGGAAAAACGGCAAGGCGACGCTCCCGGTAAACGTCGCCCGGTCGATACTCCAGTCGCGGGGCGCCGACATACCAATAGGCGACAGCCGCCTCCGCGAACTGCTCCGTCAAAACCACATGGCGGTTGCCGACAGCAAAGTTTCTTCACCGCATCAAACCATGCGTACGGAATTCCCAAATCAGGTACACTTTGCCGATCCTTCCGTGTGCCTGATTTATTTCGCGCCTGGGGGTAAACAAAAACTAATCGGCGATGACGAACTTTATAAAAACAAAAATTTCCTTGAGGGAAAAATGAAGTGTTGGCGTTATGTGCTAACCGATCATTACTCCGGTTCTATTTGCATTCGTTATTACGCTTCAATGGGAGAGACGGTGGCGAATATGTATGATTTCTTGCTGTACGCATGGGGCCAAAAAGAAAGCAACGTCAATGTTTTTCACGGCGTGCCGGTACTCTTAATCTGGGATTGCGGTACTGCGAACCTTGCAAGGGCTACTGCCAACGCGCTAAAAGCCTTCGGCGTAAAAACAATGCCGCACCTGCCGGGGAATCCCCGCGCCAAAGGCCAGGTAGAGAATGCCAACAATCTGGTAGAGACGCAATTTGAAAGCCGATTGCGCTTTGAGCCGGTAAACAGCATTGAGGAATTGAACGATGCGGCGGAGCAGTTTTATACGGCTTACAACGCCAATTTGATTGACAGCCTTGACACCCGCTTGAAACGGAACGGCATTAACCAAAGCCGGACAAATCTCTGGCAGCGCATCCCGAAAGAAAAACTGCGGGAACTTCCCGACGAGGAAACGTGCCGTCAAGTTTTTACTAACGGCGTACAGAAGCGGAAAGTAGCCGGAGACTTGACGGTGAGTATTGTCCATCCCAGAGCCGGGAGGTCGCTGCGCTATAGCGTCCGCGATTTACCGGGCATCCTTGTCGGCATGGAACTATCCTTACAGCCGTTACTCGTAACAGAGGAACCTTTATGTATCGTAAGCTATGAAAACGGCAAAGAGGGCAGACTAAAGTCCGAATTGAGTTTTGAAATTGAGCCGATTGTATACGACAGCGCCGGATTTGATGTAAGCAGCCCGGTCTACGGTGAAGAATACAAGTGGCCCAAAGACACGCAAAGGGAAAAAGCCGGAAAGATTCTTGATGCTCCGGGACCGGCCGCCCTTATGGGGCCAGCGCACAGTTTTATAAACCCGGAAAATCCATTTATCCGGCAGAGCGAAGGAACACCCGTCACGGTCGCGGAAACAGTGCACACCCACGAGATCATCGTCAGCGCGGTAGAAGCGGCCAAGCGGATAAAGACGGAATGCGGCTTTGTGCCGGAAGGTTTCATCAACGAACTGAAACAGCGATACCCGGAAGGGGTACCTGCCAAAATCGTTGATGATTTAATCAAAGCCCGCAAGCCGGAAACTCCAATAAACACCAAAAGCTGGGTTATTGAAGGCTACGCGACAGCCGAGGCCGTGGATTTTGTGGAAGCCAGGGCAGAGGCGCGGAAAAGCGAAACCGCGTAAGGAGCGCAAAAATTATGATGACCTTAAAAACATTCAAAAAATTTGGCATAACCAAAGACCCTTTTTCCGGCGATGTAGCAAAACCGGAGGACGTATACCTCACCGAGGATACCCGCTTTGTGGTCGAGTATCTTTTGCAGGCCGCCAAGGTTGGCGGTATGGTCGCTTTGGTAGGCGAGAGCGGAAGCGGCAAGACCACAATCAGGCGTTATGCGATAGACCGAATGACGGCGGAAGGCGAAAAAGTGCGGATCATCGCTCCCCGGTGTGTCGATAAGACAAGGCTCACTACCGGAACGATCTGCGACGCCATCATCGCGGACTGCTCTACCGAAACGCTCCGGCGCACGCTGGAGGCAAAAGCCCGCCAGGTTGAGCGGATACTAACAAACTCAAGCCGCAGCGGATACAGCCATCTACTGATGATTGAGGAGGCCCACGACATTACCATCCAAACCCTTAAATACCTAAAGCGTTTTTGGGAAATGGAGGACGGTTTCAAAAAACTGTCGTCCATTGTGCTTATAGGGCAGGTGGAACTCAAATCCAGACTTGACGAGGCAAAAAATTGGGAGGCGCGTGAAGTGATCCGGCGCATGGAGATTTTGGAACTGGAACCGCTGGGATCAGGCGCGGACATCGCCGCCTACCTGGACATCAAATTCGGTCGGCTCGGCAAAGACCGCAAAAAGGTAATTAACGATGGCGGCTGCAATGCCCTGGCGGAGAAACTGCGGAGGCAGACCCGGAACGGCGTTGTCTACTCGGTGGCATGGCCCCTGCTCGTCAACAACTGGTGCCGCAGGGCCATGAACGAGGCTGCGGAACTCGGCGCCGATCTTGTGGATGCCGAAGTGGTGAACGCTTTGTAAAAAGTTTCTTGGGAGGGGAACCATGGTAAAGATGACGCTTGTTTTTGATGAGGAAACGATAGAGGCCTTGAAAGCCAAGGCAAAGAAAGAAGGGTTCGTGCGCCCGACGACGCTGGCCCGGTATCTCCTGCTGCGGGCTCTCCAAGAAAACGCTACGGCGCAGCCGGAAGAAGATGCTGACGAAAAAACCATTGCCGTGCCGGTAGACAACTACAGGGAACTTCAGGGCTACGTGGAAGAGAAGAAGATTGGGAACGTCGCGGTCTTCGCGGCCTTTGCCATGCACCAGTACATGAGCCGGAATTCGCTTTCGGAGGCCCAAAAGCGAAGGGTCGAAGAAAGACACGGCATAAGCCTGAATGGCTGATTCTAGGGGCTTCCGCACACTGCGGAAGGGGGTGTTTTTGTGGAACAGCAACAAGCAGAAAATCTGCAAAACAGGCGGAAAAAACTTATTCAGCTTGTTCATGTCGGGAAGGGCAAAATGGGCATGGATGACGAGGCTTACCGCGCCTTTCTTAGCGGGGTTTGCGGCAGGGACTCCGCCGCCAAAATGACGATCCGCCAACTGGAACAGGCGCTCAAAGCCATGCGGAAAACCGGCTTTGTGCAGTTACCGAGTCGCGTGAAGCCGGAGGAGAAAGGCGGGGCAACTTTGGATCAGCTTGAATACATCAAAGGCATGTGGCAGAAATGCGCCCGGAACAAAAGCGATAATGCGATGCTTGCCTTTGTGAAACGGATCGCCCGCGTTGACGCCCTGCGCTTCCTGAACGTGGAGACGGCGCAAAAAGTTATTTTGGCGTTACGCGACATGATGGCAAAGGCCGGTTTCGATCCGGACACTTCGGGGGTCCTTAATGGCTAAGAACCGCGACAACGCTCTGGCGGAAGACTTAATCCTTTCCTGCGCCTATGGCGATGTATCGTCGGAGACCGCGCAAAAAGCGGTACGGGCTATTTGCAGGTACTTCGGCGGCCAGATGGTTTATATTCCGGCAAAAAAAGAAACCGGAACATCCGCGGAAAAACTGCGGGGCGTCCTCGCGGATGCGGTAGGGGACAGCGCCGCCGAAAAAATCCTTGAGAAAATTATGATTCTCTATGGATGTATGCAGGTATACATTCCGAAAGAGCAGACGGCTTTCCGTAAAACCATCGCCCTTGAAATTTACGAGCGGCTTGGAAAAAACGGAATCACCATGAACGATTTAGCCAGGGATTACCATATCAGTTTTAGCTGTGGCTATGAGCTTTGGAAAGCAGGACAGCGCGAAAAGCTTAGGCCCTCTATGCCGTACCTGCCGTTCCCGGAGATGACCGAAAACAATAATTCCGGTTAGCGCAAAAAAGCGCTTTTAATTCAATAGGCTGTCGGCATGGAAGTTACCGACAGCCTTTTTTTATCGCTTAATTTTGAAGGGACATTGCCAGCTTCCATCGAACTAATACCGGCCGGGGCCGCGATCCGGGGCAGGGACGGGCGCAGGTGGAAGAAAGGCGATCCTCAAAAAATAATTCTCAATTCCATGAACCGGCTTTCCCGGCTGGTCATTGACGAAAACCACTCCACCGATCTTGCGGCGCCGAAGGGCGGCTCCTCTCCGGCAATGGGCTGGATGACCAACCTGCATACCGGAGAAGGCGGCTCAATCCTGGCCGATGTCGAATGGACAAAGCGCGGCTCGCAAGCGGTCTTAAACAAAGAATACAGCTTTATATCGCCCGTGTTTTTGCACGACGACCAGAACGAGATTACCGTGGTTCTCCGGGCCGGGCTCACCAATTCGCCAAATCTGCAATTACCGGCGTTAAACGCCGAACACAGTTCGGACGTAAAGCCGGAAAAAAATAACACGGAGGTATCCATGAATAAAGAATTATGCGCGGCTTTGGGTTTGAGCGAAACCGCCACGGAAGCGGAAGCCATTGCCGTCGCCGGCGCCTTGCAAAGCAAGGCGGCCTTGAACGCCGCCAAGCCCGGTACGGCGCAGACGCAGACGGACACGTCAAAGGTGGACCTTGCCGCATACGCGCCCAGGGCCGACCTGAACGCGATGGAGGCGAGGGCGGCTACAGCCGAAAAGCAGCTTGCCGACCTTAACGCCGCCAATAACAAAAAGGAAGCGGAAGCGGCGGTAGACGAAGCAGCCAGAAACAGGAAGATCGCCCCGGCGAGCCGGGCGGAGTACCTGGCCCTTTGCTCCACCCAGGCGGGGCTTGAGTCCTTCAAAAAGATAGTCGCCGCTTCGCCGGCGATTATTGGCACGGAGGCCCAGGCGCCGGAGGGTGCGCCTTCAGCTTCAGGAACCGTGGCATTGAACGCCGAGGAAGCATCGCTGGCCAAAGCGATGGGCTATACCGCAGACGAATACAAAAAGATCATCGGCAAGGAGGGCAAATAAATGATCGTCACCAATACCGTCTTAAACGGACTGCGTACCGCGTTCCGGGAAGAATTCCGCAACCGGATGCTGGAACTTGACGCGAAGCCCGTCTGGAAACTGCTGGCCACAACCGTCCCGTCCAGCACGAAGAGCAACACCTACGGCTGGCTTTCGGCTTTTCCCCAGATGCGGGAATGGGTAGGCGACCGCGTCGTTAAGGACATGGCGGAAGCCGCATACCAGATCGTCAACGAAAAGTGGGAAGCCACACTCGGCGTTATGCGTACCGACATCGAAGACGATAATCTGGGCCAGTACCGGGTTATGGCGAGGAACATGGCCGACGAGTTTGAGCGGTTTATGAACCGGCATCTGGCGCTTCTTATCGTCAACGGCTTTTCCAACCTCTGTTATGACGGCCAAAAATTCTTTGACGGCGAGCATCCGGTCCATCCGAACACGGACGGCACCGGAGAAGCGAGCAACGCTTCCAACATTATCGGCACCGGCTTGGAGACCGGGAAGCCCTGGGCGCTGTTATGCCTGTCGGGAAGCCTCAAGCCCTTTATCGTCCAGCAGCGCACCTTGCCGGAATTTGAGGAGATCGCCGACACCAAAAACGAAACGGTCTTTATGAAAGACCGATACCTCTACGGCATTCGCTATCGGGGCAGTTGGGGATACGGCCTCTGGCAACAGGCCGTGGGTTCCAAAGCGGCGCTTACTGCCGCCAATTACGAAGCGGCCCGGCTCGCCATGTAAACCTTCAAACGGGACGGCGGCGATCCGTTGAGCATTATGCCGACACACCTTATTGTAGGCCCCACAAACGAGACGGCAGCCCGCGCAATTCTGTCGAGGGAAATCATCAACGGCGGCGAGTCAAATCCCAACTACCACACGGCGGAACTCGTAGTGGTTCCCCATCTTTTGTAGAAGGAGAAAAGGATGAACAAAGAAGAACTTATTCCTTTGGCCGAAAAGCTGGACGTCGAACCGGACAAAAAGAAACGCAATGATATTGTCGCCGATTTCTGCAAAGAAAAAGGCTTGAAACCGGGCGACGTGAGGGAACAGCTTAAAGAGATCGCGGGGAATTTATCGTCCAACGGCGATCAATCCAACGGCGGCCAAGATGCCAGGAAGGAAGTGGTTTTGGTTTCCCATAAGGCAACGCATGACAAGTACCGATGCGCCGGACTGGTACTGGCGAAAAAGCCGGCAAACCATCTGGTTACCGCAGGGCAACTGGCAAAACTCCGGCAGGACCCGTGGGTTGTTCTCGGCGGGGACAAGCCGGGCAAAGGAAGCAAACCCGAATGACACCGCTGATTACCGTAGAGCAGTTTCTGTCCATGCAGCCTCCATCCGTCATCCTTCCCTTAGACGGGGAGGGCAAGCCGGACAAAGGACGGATAGAGACGGCCCTGCGGCAATCCTCCGGCGTTATTGTAAGCCACCTTCCCTGGCTACTTGACGGGGCCGGGGAAATTCGCCGCCCGGTCAATCCGCAGTTTGCAGACGCGCTGGAGGCGGTCTGCTCCGACATAGCCCTCGACCGCCTGACCGATGCCGTTACCAACAGCGAGAACGCCCGGAACAAATACAAGGAAAGCCTTGCCCTTTTGGAAAAAATCAACCGGGAGTATCAGGGCGGCCTTGAGGGGCCCGGCTTCCAGGAATCGGAGGTAGTGGTTCCCGGCAAAGACGGAATCACAGACGGCAGATATTTTAAGAAGGGAGGCGTGTTTTAATGGGCGCTTCAGTCGGCTTTGATCTTAAAGAAGTTGACGCAGTAAAAAAAATGCTTGCAAACGCTTCCCTAAACGCCGCCGACCGGAGCCGTCTCTTGCAAAGTATCGGCGTGGAAATGGAAGCCCAGACCCAAGAGCGTTTTGATACGCAAAAAAGCCCAGACGGAGATTCATGGAAAATACTGGCAAGCAAAACGCGAGAATACTACGCCGGGCAGGGATGGTCAGCCAGATCAATTTTAGTAGGCGAAGGAACTTTGCGAGATAGCATTACCAGCGAAGTCCAGGGCGGGGCCTGGTCTGTACTCGTAGGAGCGACAATGGAATACGCCGCCGTCCACCAGTTCGGCGCGGAGATAACGCCGAAAAGCGCAAAGGCGCTGTTTGTGCCGGGCTATGGAATGTTGCGGAAAGTAAATATTCCGGCGCGTCCCTATCTTGGCGTTTCACCTGACGACGCCAAGGCAATAGAGGGCGCCGTCGCAAGTTTTCTTGAAGGAATTATTAAATGAGCAATTATTTAACCATCCGCGATTCTGCGGTTGGACAAATAAAAAAGGGAATGGCCCCTTTATATCCCAAAATGGCTGTTGAGGCGCATCCCGGCCTTTTCACTGAACAGTCGATCAAAAGAGACGCGCAGCGAACTCCGGCGATCCTGACGAGCCTTGTTAAGGCATCCGACGGGGAGCAGCGCGACAGCATCATATTTGTAAGCTGGGTTTTATACCGGGCCAGCAACGAAGACAAACTATACGACGGGGCATTGAGAATTATATCGGAATTAATCCCCATTATCAGAAAAGCTGATTTCGATCTTGATATAAAGAATACAAATATTGAGGCAGAGTGCCTGTATTCCGGCGCGTTAGACGCTATCAACATTGCCATGTGGGCGGTCAAGTGGGAACTGGTGCTCGGCAACCATGCGGTCAAGGGAGGCGGGTCGCTTTCAGACCTTGAAGAATTCGGCGGTTATGACGGTACGACAGCAGTTGGAACCGTAGAAATAAAAGATCACACGAAAACGGAGGATAGATTATGCCCATACCTTTTACACAAATCCCGGACATACTGTTAGTACCGGGGCAATACCAGGAAATTGACAATTCCCTGGCCGGGAGTGTCGGCGAGATTAAGAAAGCGCTCATTATCGCATATAAGAGCGATGCCGGCACGGCCCCTGCCGGAAAGCCCGTCCGTGTGCTTTCCGATCTCAAAGCCGCATCCCTTTTTGGTTACGGCAGCCCCGCCGCGCTTTTGGCGAAGACGTTTTTGGCTTTGAACAAAATCGAGCAGTGCTGGGTGTTGCCGGTGGACGTGCCGGGGGCCGCGACGCCCTGGCGGAAAAAATTCACGGTCAGCGTTACCACGGCGCTAAAAGGCGCGGCGACGATCACGGTGAACGGCCAGAAAATTGATGCCGCCGCTATCGGTGACGGGGCAACGCCGGAGGAAGTGGCCGCCGCGATTGTTGCCAGAATCAACAGCGAGCTTTGGCTGCCTATTGAAGCCGCAGTCGGCGAGGACGGCAAATTTACCGTCGAGTCAGTCGTGGCCGGGACAGGCGGGAATTTCAATGCCGTTGTCATCAAGAGCGAAGCAGCCGGAGTTGCGATTGACGAGAGCGAAACCGTCTCCGGTACGCAGGCCGCGAATATCGGAAAACTTTTTCCCGATCTGGGAAGCGTGCGCTACAGTTATTTTGTTTCCGATTTTTCCGATTCGGAAAACATCGCCGCTCTGGGCGCGGAACTCACCAGCCGCTTCGGGGCCATGCGGCAGATCGGCGGCAGGGCTTTTGTGGCCCTCTCCGGCGAAATCGGCAGCGTAAGCGAGCCTGAGAGCGTTCTGGGCCAGGCCGAGGCCGTGAACAATCCCCACATCGTGCTTGTTCCCCGGCTTACCAGTCCGCAGCTTCCCGGCGAGTGGGCTGCCCGATGGTGCGCCATTGCCTGCCGCATTCTGGCAGATGACCCTGTGGCCAATACCTACGATCTCACGATTGCCGGCCTCGCTTCCAAGGTGGAAGTTGACGCTGATACCAGGCAAATTCTCCTAACGGCGGGAATCGCCACCTACCGCTTGGATACCACCGGGAACGTGCTGATTGAGCGGCTTGTAACCAGCTATACCGAAAACACGGATGGCGGCAGGGACACCAGCTACCTTGACATACAGGTTCCCGAAACGGTGAACGCGGTGCGCACCTACATCAACGCCGCCGCCAAAAAAAGGTACAAGGCCTGGAAGCTGGCAAGCACGGAAGAAAACTTTGGCTCCGGCGCCAAGGTAATGACCGCCGGAATTTTCCGCTCGTTCCTCTGCGAACTGTACCAGGCGGTTTTTATCCGGGAAAAACGCTGGTGCCAGGATTTTGACGGCTACAAAAATACGCTCATCGTGGAAGTCAAGAGCGGAAGCAAAACTTGGCTTGAATACAGCCATCAGCCGAATCTGATTGGCCAATTCTACATCGGCGCGCGATTGCTTCAATTCAAATAGGAGGACAGGATATGAAACTTGAACGAGTACACCGGGTTATATCTTCGGGTTTGGGGGAACTTCCCTTACAGGAAGGGGGATCGACCTTCAAGCCAGCGGGGAAAAAGAGGGAAACCAAAGCGGGCGAAGTGCCCGAAAATACCGGCTACACCGAAAAGCAAACCTTCGCGGAATTAAAACTCAAACTTAACGCCACCGGCGTCCTGGGGGTGGAAGAGTTAAGCGACATGGGCGAAGACACCCTCACCATTTTCACTACCGGAGGCAAGCAGTACATGATGCCCAATGCCTGGGTAACGGAACCGGGCGAGTTAGGCGATGCGGAAATAAGCGTTACCTATAACAGCGGCACAAGTCCCCGGCTTTAGGAAGGCGTTATGAAAAACCAAATCCTTTCCGAACCGGAAATATTTAAGCTACGCGTCCCTATAAGAAAGGGCGAGGTCGAGTGCAAAGAAATTACGCTTAGGCCGCCTTTGTTACGCGACATCATACGGACCGACGGCCATGCCCCTGAAAGCGTCGGTTATGCCAGGGCATTGCTTTTGTCTCTTTCCGGCCTGCCGGAGGCTTTATTGGATCAGCTGGTGCCGGAAGATTGGGCCGATCTCCGCCTTGTTCTGGCGCGGACCAATATGCGTTTCATGGGTTTGGTGAATCTGCTTGATAAAAAAGAGGGCGAAGACGGAGACGGGCCTGACGGCCCTACGGAGGCGGCGGAAAATATACCGCCGCAGAATTCCGAACGGACCTCCGACGCATAGCCTGCGAATTATTGCAGATGATGCCGTCCGTCAGCTTTGAGGCCGTTATGGGTTTTACCTGGACGGAACTCAAGGACTGGCATGGGGCGGCGTTTGAAGTGTACAAAAATCTGCGGGGTATAGACTGATGGCGCGGGAAATCACGGCAGGGGTACTGCTAAAACTTAAAGATCAATTTTCTTCCCAAATCAAAAACGCCGGGATTTCCGTCCAGGGCTTTGCCGATAAAGCGGTCGGCATGGCCGAAAAGGTCAACGGGGCTTTTTCCGGGGTTGCCGGAACGCTTGCGACGCTCGGCGTCGGCGTCGGAACCGCCGCGCTTGTAAAAGGCGCCATAGACTACCAATCGGCTATTACCAGAATAGCCACAAATGCCGGGGTGTACGACCGCGAAGTAAACGAGTTTGGAAGGCTGTTATTACAAATTTCGTACGACGCGAAAGTTCCCGAAAATGAATTAATCGCTTTCGCCAACACCGCGTCGGAATGCGCCGTAGGGCTTGCCGACATAACCGAAAATATGCCCTTCATGGCAAAGGTCGTTCAGGGGCTTGGAATAAGCGGCGAGGAGGCGGGACAGCTTTTTACCGCGCTCTTCAAGCGCGGCGCCGACGCGGACACGTTAAAAGAAAAACTGAATAACCTCGCGGAAATCGGCAACCGCCTGGGCAACATGAGCATTACGCAGTTCGCGAAATTCCTGCCGTCATTGAGCGAGACGAGCGGGGTTGCCGTTGACAACATAGAAGAAGTGTACATCGCCCTCAATATGCTCGCTACGGGAACCAACAAGCCCCAGCAGGCGTTACAGCAGTACCAGTCCGCGATGAATGATTTTGCAAAGGCCGATACAAGGGACGCCATCCGGCGGGGCCTGGGTTTCGACGTTCTTAACGAGGATACCGGAGAGCTAAAAAGTTTCGCCGAGATCATGGAGGCGCTTTCGGTGTTTGGCGAGAAGAGCGGGGCAACGGCATATTTTGACAAAGCGTTTCATTTAAGCGATTCCACCATAAAAGCCCTGCGGCAGTACAACAACCATTACAAAGAGACGGTCCGGACCGTCGGAGAGTTAGGCGACACTTCAAATGCCATAGCGAAACGCGCCGACCAGAACGCCGGAACAATCGAGGGAAGCCTTACCAGGCTGAAAACTGCGGCAAAAGCTTTTGCGGATTCGACGCTTATAAAACCGGTTGAAAAGCTTGCAAAGCTGTTAAACGAGAATCCAGAAGGGATGAAAAAAGCTGTATATGGTTTGGCGGCGGCCGTCGCCGGTCTCGCGCTGTTGAAAGGTTTTACCACGGTTGTTTCGTTTATCGGCAGCCTTAAAGAGTTGAAAGGCGGCGGGGGCGCTGGTATCCCCGGGGGGCTTGCCGGGGGCGGCGCGGGAATTCCGGTACACGTTACAAACTGGGGAGGGGCCGCGGGAGCGTCTGGCCTTCCCGGGATGGAAAAAATATTATCAGACAAACCTGCCGGCTCACTGCTTGAGCCAGCAAAAAAAGCGTTTCCAGCGATAGGCGCCAAAATAGCCAGTGTTGCCCTGCCGTTAGCTACAGCCGCCGGGCTTGTTTTTGCAGGGATGAAAATGAACGAAATATACGCCAATGACGAAAGAAGACAAGAATTTGAAAACAGCTTTGACTATATGCCCGCATTTAACGTTTCTGATCAGGAATATGACCGACGCATTTCTCTTGGCTGGAGCAAAAAGGAAGCCGCCGAAGGGAAAAAGCGTGAGGCTGTCGATGCCGGTTCTGCTGCGGTGTCCCCAGGTATCGCGCCGGAGAAAGCCGGGGGCTACAAAGCCAGCCGCTCTCGCCGTCCCATCCAAGTGAATGATCTGATTGTAACTCCCCAAGGCCAATTCAGTACCCACCCTGACGATTTTATTTTTGCTATGAAAAACCCATCATCACTTGTTAATAACGAAATAAAAAAAGAAATCCATACGGTAGAAAATGTCCCGCAAGCGAAAGCTCCTGTAATTGTAGAAGGAGAAATTGAATTAAAAAGCGAGCTTGTTATAGACGACAAAGGCTACAGGCTCCGGCAGCGGGTCGGTAAAAATACCACCCCCTATAAATTCTCCGTGGGAAGCGCGGCAAATGCGAGGTTGATACAATGAGTGCCAACGCGCAATTTGACGCATCCCTGCCCACGCCCTATAAAGAAAACTGGCGGGAAGCCTACCGCGCCGATCCCGGCGAAAGCCCCCGCACGGCCAGCTACCAGGCTCCGGGCGGCGAAGCGATTCCCTTCATACAAAAAAGTTTTCGCTTCTCCGGCGGTCAAGCTAAGGACACGGCGGAGTATCCTTTCGGCGGGTTGTGGTCAAACGAGTACCTTAATGAAAAACCGCAAAGCCTCACGGTAGACGGGTACCTGCGCGGCCCCGCATACATCGCGCAGCGTAACAAATTGATAGAGGCATTGCGTATCCCTACCGATGACGACAATCCCGGCCATATTGATTTGCCGTTCTGGGGCAGGTTCCCGGTCGTGGTAAGTGATAATTACGAAGTATCGGAAAATGCCGATGAGCAGGGGCAGTGCGCTGTTTCGATCTCATTCACCCGCGCCGGGGTCAGCATTGAGGAACGAATGGGCGCATTGTCAAACGGAACTGACCGCAAGGATGCTCTGCCCGCTTCAGTACGATTGGAAAGTGCGACAGCGGATTTGCAAGCCGTTGCCATTGACGATTTTGAAAAAGAACTTAATGGCGGCAGTTTGGATATTAAAACGCTTCTCGCTGTGTTTGGTAAAATTAAAGGTACGCTTTTAAGTATCTTGGGAAGAATACAGGGAGCGCAAACAATTCTCAATGGAATAACAAATGAAATCCTTGGCATTATGAATCTAATCAGTCAAGGAATCCGCATTCCCCGTGAATTTGCCCTGGCTCTTCTTAATGCCGTGATGTCAATTGCGGCAGGTATCTCTGACATAAAAAACAGTGTCGCGTTGCATGGTCAGAAAGAAAATAGGGCTTCAAACACAGGCGCATCTGCCTCGTCCGCTCCTTCTTTGCCGGTACCGGACAATGAGAGAAACGCATTAATTGCTTTTTTATCAGCTAGCGCCTATGCTTTGTCTGAAGAACCGGCGCTTTCAGTCAACCAAGAGGCAACTGTCGCGGCCAGCGAAAACCTTTTCAAGATAATGGCCTTTTTGGTATCGGCCCGGCTCATTGCAAATATGGATTCCCTTACCTATAAAAAAGCCGGAGGGTATTGGCGGCTGTTTGAGAAACTTGAGGAAAGTATTAACCAAGAGAACCCCGCCATATATACCGCTATTCAAAATGTGCATATCGCTTTATCGCGGGAACTGTCTGAACGGGAAATAAGCAGGGAAATGACCCGCCGTATTTCCATAGCGGCCCCGCTTTTATATCTGGCTTATTACCTCGGTTGCGACGAAGATAAAATCCGCGAGCTCAACAGCATCGCCGATTCTTTTGTGGTCGATGGGGCGGTGATCTATGTCTAGGGTTGTCGTAAAAAACGCTACCGGCGGCAACGAACTTCTTTGGCGAAATATTAAAATCAAAAAGTCATTGGATGACATTTGCCATACTTTGGAATTGGAAATTCCGGCAAGCGAACGGACTAAGGTACGCAAACACGAGCGGATTGAGGTGCGTTACGAGAATTCATTTGTTCGCGATTCGGGAGGGAAGCGGCTTGTTACTACCGTCCTGGTTGACGAAATTACCGCAAGCGCGGATTCCGCAAAACACAGCGTCATGGTTATAGGCCGCAGCCCGGCGCGGGATATAATCGATTCAACATGGACATACCCACAAATGGGCGACGAATGGTTAATTAAACGTACCCTGTATGAAGTTACAAAAGTTATTGCGGATAAATTTAAAATTACCTGTATAAATATTCCTATAAACCGGGGTGATCCCACGAAACCGATAAATTATTTTTCTTGGGATAACGAAAGCCCATGGACAAAACTCATTGCCGAAGCTGACAGTCAGGGCTTTATCATTACCGCGAACGAGGTGGGAGGGCTATACATTTGGCAGCCAGAAGGTTACGTGAGGGACGAAGGGTTTCACCTCACCGAAGGGCAGAATGTAAAAACTATTGAGTGGAAAGAAAACGGGGCAGAGCAATACCACGAGTATATAGTAAGTGCCGCAGGCAGGGAAGCCATGGCGATAGATAATACCTGTAATAATAACCGCATCCTGACCATAAACCTTACGGACCCCATTATTGAACCGGACAAACTCCAGCGCCGTGCGGAAACGGAAATGCGCAGAAGAAGGGAAACCCGTACAACCGTAACCGTTTCCGGCTGGGGCCTCACGGATACGCAAATCAAAAACAACCTGGGATCGAATACCGCCGGAAAAGAAATCTTTTGGGTGCCGAATTTATTAATCCCTGTTAGTATGCCGTCGCTTGGCCTTCGGGCTAATCTTTTGATAGCGGAAGTTGAACAGGAGGCGGGCGTAGACGCCATGAGCAGTACCATAACTCTGGTGAAAAGGGACGCGTACTTATGACGGATCAGATCAGGAATTTAGGCGCAAGGCTGCGCAACCTGTTTGTTGTCGGCGAATTCCAGAAACGCTGCGATGACGGCAAGATACGGGTCAATACTCACAACAACAGAGCGGTTGAGAAAAAAGAGGCCTTCCCTTACGGATTTATTGCCAGGGCGAAAGGCGGCAAAGCATTCGTTTTTTGCCAGGGAGGAAACCCTGACAGCTTTGAAATCTGCCCGGTACAACCCGGTGATGAGATAAAGCCACCGGAACTGAAAGACGGCGATGCCGCGCTTTATACCGGCGAAGGAAGCTGGATTGTACTGCGGGAAGCTGGCGGTGTGGAAATTAACGCTAAAAAATCCGGCGAAATAACAATCATTAGCGAGGATGGAAAATTTTATCTTGGAAATAATGCTACTAATATTTGCAAGCTGATGATCGGCCTTATTGACGAGATAAAAGCGATTGTCACGTCCGGCGCTCCTCCAACGCATACTATAAATGACGCTTCAAAGCAAAAACTTGAAGCATATAAGAATGAGTTTAAGAACTTGCTAAAGGAGTCTGCATAATGCCATTGGTAGAAGCAGCCCTAAAAACAAATTTATTTAATTTATTCAAGAAAATGAAAAACAAAGAATTGAGCGAAGAAGAATATGCGGCTGAACTTGCCAAGATATTTAATGACCATATAAAAACAGCCGATGTTAACGCAGGTATTCAGGTTGATACATCTGGCGGCAAGGGTGCTACTACCAGCACAGGGAGCCTGTCGTGAGTGCGAGTATAGAACGATGGGCTGATATTCAAGAACTTGTCAGTATGAGCATCGGCACGGACAAAGGAACATGGCCGAATGATCCTAATTTCGGAAGCGAACTCTGGCTTTTGAAAAAAGACGGGAAGGTAGACGGCCAGACGGCGGGAACTGTGGAGCGTATGATCAGGGAATCTTTGCAATGGCTTATAGCTGACAAACTGGCCGCCAAGATTAACTGTACAGCGGAACGAAACGGCAAGCATCGGATTGATTATCAGGTGACTGTAACCCGGCCTGACGGCTCGACAGTAACAGTTGAGGAGGCGTGGAGTGTCGTTTAAGCGGGATTCTCTGGCGGCCTTACTTGATCGCATATACGCAAACTACACCAGCCATTTCCGGCCTTTGGACAAAACGCCCGGGCAGAATCTCCTCAAGGTATTCGCTTCGGTAGATGCCGGAATCTATCATCAACTTTTGGGTGATCTGGATTTCCTTGCAAAACAGATATTCCCCGATACCGCTGAAGGGGAATATTTGCGGGAACACTGGTCGCATAAGGTTCCACCGTTATACGCTGTAACAGCAAGGGGCGAAATAACAATGACCGGAACCGCAAACAAACCTATCCCCTCCGGCGTGGTATTTGAGGCGGCTTCTGGGGAGCGGTATTATTTAGAAAACGCTTACAGGATGGATAGCAACGGCCAAGCCATTGTTACCGTTAAAGCCGAAAACCCAGGGCAGCAGGGAAGTCTGGCAGTTGGAGAAAAACTATCCGTAATTTCGACGGTGCCGGTTGGAATAGACCCGGATGCCGTAGTAAGCGGCAACGGTATTATTGGCGGTGCCGATGCGGAAACCGATGAAGAGTATTTGGTCCGTGTGCTGGCCTTTCTCCGCAATCCTTCCCGCTATGGGAAAACAGGTGATTTCGCATTATGGGCTAGGGACGCGAGCGCCGAAGTCAGCGCGGCCTGGGAATATAAAAACTTTGGCGTTTTCGGAGCGGTACTGGTACAGGTTATAAAAGGGAATCAGATAGACGGCGTTCAGCCGGTGGGCAATCTAGCGGAAGTGCGAAACTACATAAGTAAAGTTGCGCCGCCTGTTTATTTGAAGTGCGAACCCCTAAAATCATACCCATTGACCCTTCAGTTTCTTTGCCTTCTCAAGAGGACTCCAAAACAAACAGAGAACTGGTGGAAGCCCGTTTGAAGGCGTGGATGCAATTGGCAGCTAAGCCGGGTGTAAAAATAACGGCGGGAGCGTTACGCATGGCTGTTATTGACGGAGTAACAATCACCAACACTACAATCAAACTTGGCGGCAGTACGACTGGAATTATTACAACTACGATTCTCGAATATCCGTGTATTGGGGAAATACAATGGGAATAGCGGCAACCAGGGCGCATTATGAAAACGCCATAAAAAAACTTTTTCCCCAGGGCGAATATTGGGACAAACAATTTGCCGATCCCCAAAGCGATGTATCTCTTTTTGCAAAATTGAAGGCCAGCGAATTAGTAAAATTCAGGGAACGGATGAATGCATTATCGGAAGAAAGCAAACAGGAAAGCACAACTGAATTAATCGCCGATTGGGAACGCGTTTACTTGAACGGAAAATTTCCAAATTTTAACATAAAACAAAGGCGGCTTCAGTTAAAATCAAGAAACGGATTAAGTTTGAACCGAGCAGAGTTACAAAAAACAGCAGAGATGTTCGGGCTGAATATTCAAGATGTAACAATTCCCTACCGTCCGCGCTTTTTTGGTTTCGCTAAATTCGCGCAAGAACGTCTCGGCAGTTTTTCAACATTTTCCGTTTTGCGGTTTATGGTCACGGAAGCTGGGATTGAGGCAAAATACTGGCGATCAATCAAGGCGGAATTAGAAGTATGTAGATTTGCCCGAATGCGTTTTGCGCTTAACAGAATGGCATATTACCCCATTAATAAAATGCGCGAAATCGTATACCGCAAAATCAGACAGGGATGTTTCGGCTACGGAAGATTTGCGTACAACAGGCTCACACCATTTGATCCTTGTATTGTACTTGACTATGATTTTTTAGGCGACTATATCGCGGATATTTTACGCGTTGCTGATTTTTATAGACGCTTTGAACGGGTTTTGCTGGAGGAGTACATTATCCGCGTAAAACCATACAAAGAATTTGAGAAGGCAATCAAAGATAAACTGCTCGCGAATCAGATACCATATTTTAATTACGGAGGAGAATAATGAAAAGCGGATTGTATCCAAACGAACAGGTCATTGAGGTTTTTGGGGAGCAGGTTAAATGGCCGGGCCTCGGCCCCGACGGGAAGTTTACCAACGGGAGTTTTACGGATCCGCTAATCAAGCCGTCATTCATTCCGGCGGAGACGCTGAACCTTTTGCTTGACAACATGCAGCGGGTCATTGAGGAAGCGGGGCTGGAGCCCAATAACATTGAGCAGGATCAGTTGCTTAGGGCCTTGCGAGCCAGGAAGACGGTCAACGTCTCCGGCAAAAGGGCCGCCACGCTCGTCGTAGGTACCGCCCTGTCGGGCCACACCTTTGCGGAAGTGGACTACCTCTGCGACGGGGTGGACGACCAGGAGGAGATAAACGCGGCGGTACAGGCCTTGCCCGAAGGCGGCGGGAAAATCGTAATCAGGGAAGGCGCGTACAGAATAACCGCCAACATCGTGGTCGACAGGGGTTGCGCAACAATCGAGGGCATGGGCGCGTCCACGGTGCTGGCTTTTACTGGCGCGGCTGTCTTTGTCAACGGAAACAACGTGACGGTTGCCAGGTTGTACATCAACAGCAGCATCTCCGTCTACGGCAACGGCTGCACGATCAGCGGCAACACGTGCAACGGAAACTTAAGGGGCATCTACATCGGCGAATCCGGCAACTCCATTAAAACAACATTCATTAAGATTGTCGCCAACACGTGCAACGAAAACGCCTACGGCATCTACGTCGACAGTAGCATGAACACTGTGATCGACAACACGTGCATACGCGGCATGGGCAGGGAGGAGGACTACACCTCGGCACATGAAACGTTAGAGGTTTTTGGCAAAAAAAACTTCGTAGCGAACAACTACATCATGGGAAAAAATTACAAAAACTATGGCGACGCGACAAACATGTTTGTCAACAACAAATACAATTAAGGGGAGGCAAGATGATCTATCGGATGTACGGGGACGCCGTGCAGTTGCTGCGGTACAAGATAACGCAGGCCGACACATCAGCCGAGCACTGGTGCGCATCGGAAGAGGAGCGGGACGAGACTATCAGGATGTTGGGCGACAGGCCGCACACGGTCGAGGCCATCGACCAAACGGACAATGAGTGGATCGACGGTATGGAATTCAAGAACGCGGCGTAGGTGCCGGAAGCCCTGACGATGGGCGAGGCGGCGTGGCGCGATTGGGTAAACGCGAGGGACAGGGAATTGCAGACCGCGATTTACCTGACGGATCTGGACTACAGGCTTTTGCTTTTGGAATGGGGGATAGCGGCATGACAGACAATAAGACTTACCAAGCAATGAAAAAAATCATCGATGCAGGGGGCTATAGCGAGTAAGAGGTCAAAGAAAAGCTGGACATATTTTTCGCAGGCAACCGCATCACTAAAAATCAGTACCAGGAATTGGTAGCACTGATGGGCGAAGATTAAGTCGGTTTAGCGTTCGTTTTTGTAACTAATTTCTACAACTTGCAATAATTTGGAAGTCTGTATTCGCTGGCGTTTTTGGTTCTATTCGCTGGCGCGTTCAGACTTCGCCGATCCGTTTATTGATATTCCCATCCCATTCTTTCTGTGGCAAGGAACCTTCCATATTGAAACAGTATAAGGGGATTAAATAACAGATACAAGCCGAACAGCTATTGACGCATCAATACATATTGGAATATTATACTCCAAAATGAAACGTAATCCGACCAGAACACAGTGGCAAAACTTCTTTGGCTATGGCCTTAACAGATTAACCCCGCAAAACCAAACCCGCCTTGAAGACTACATCGCCCAACTGGTGAAAGACAATGAAACCGCCCCTATACCGCAAAACCCAACTGGAAAAAACCCAAAAAAAACAGTAAAACAGAAGAAAGGAAAAACCAACT